CAACAACAGCCTTGATGAAGTCACAGAGTATATCTTTGAGATTCTTGCAAACAGTAACTTTGCACAAGAGGTGCATGAGTCATTCATGGACTTGGCTGTCGGAACTGGCTGCTTGCTGGTTGAGGAGGGTGATGCAGTAAACCCAATCCGTTTCAGTGCTATCCCTCTTCCAAAGGTCGTTCTTGAGAATGGCCCCGATGACCGCATTGACCATGTATATCGTGAGCGTGAGATTCGCCATAACGACATAAAGATTGTTTATCCCAAAGCAAAACTCTCTCCCAAAATGCAGGATATGATTAACCGCAAGGGTGACGAGAAGTGCAAGGTTCTTGAGGTTGTGTGCCGCCTGTATGACAAACCCAACCAAGAGCGTTACGGCTACTACGCCATTGATAAAACTCATGGCGAGTTAATCTTTGAAGACACCTTTGAAGGCGTGGGCAGCAACCCGTTTGTTTGCTTCCGCTGGTCTAAAGCTGCTGGCGAAGTATATGGTCGCGGCCCATTGGTAAACGCTTTGTCTGCAATTAAGACAACCAACCTTACAATCCAGCTTGTATTGGAAAATGCACAGATGGCTATCTCTGGCATTTACCAGATGGACGATGATGGGATTATCAATGTCGATACGATCAATCTTGTGCCGGGGACTGTCATTCCTAAAGCACCCGGCTCAAATGGGTTACAACCTGTTGCGGCAGCCGGAAGCTTTGATGTTGCCAATCTTGTTCTTAACGACATGCGGATGAACATTAAGCGCGCATTGTATAATGATATGCTCGGTGATCCGAACCGGACACCCGCCACGGCTACCGAGATTGCAGAACGCATGGCTGACTTGAGCCGCCGTATTGGTTCTGCCTTTGGTCGCTTGCAAGCAGAGATGGTTCAGCCCATTCTGCAACGCGTAGTTTACATTCTGCGTAAGCAGGGTCGCATTGATCTCCCAACAGTTAATGGTCGTGAAGTAAAAATTCGGAGTGTATCTCCCTTGGCGCAAGCCCAGTCTAATCAGGACATCACAACTGTTGCGAGATTCCTTGAGGTAGTTGGTGCAAACTTCGGGCCGGAGATGGTCAACTTGCTTATCGACTCAGAAGAGACAGCGGTTTACTTGGCTAAGAAGTTTGGCGTTCCTGATAACCTAATCAGAGACGAAGCCGAGCGTGAACAGATTCAACAGATGCAACAAATGATAGCGCAGATGCAAGCGCAGCAACAAGGCGGTGGTGTGGTATAGATGTCACATATTGGAGTAGATGGTTTTCCTCGACCACAAAAAGAGGACGAAAAGATTTCTATGGATATTAAAGCCTTGCTGGGAACTCCCGCAGGCAAAGAGGTTCTTCGCTATCTCCGCTCTATTACATTGGATGCGGTAGCTGGCGGAGGCATTAGCGATGGCGAACTCCGTCACTTGGAGGGTCAACGCTTTATAGTCGCGCTAATTGAACGGCGCATTAACCATGCAGAAAAGGTAGAAAGTAAATGAGTGAAGCAACAGATAATGTGGAAGCGCAAGCCGAAGCACCTGAAGCCGTAACAACTGAGGTAGCAGACAGCCGCCCTGAGTGGCTTCCTGAAAAATTTAAGTCTCCAGAAGATTTGGTAACTTCTTATTCCTCCCTAGAGAGCAAGCTAGGTAAGGGGCAAGATGAGTTGCGCGAATCTATTATGGGTGAAATTGAGCAAGAGGCTTTTGCTAATCGCCCTGAATCATCTGGTGACTATACCCTTCCAGAGGGTGCTGACGAACTGGCAGATGATCCTAATGTAGATTGGTGGGCAAACTTTGCTTGGGAGAACGGTTTCTCTCAGGATGAGTTTAACGAAGGTTTGGCTCGTATGATGCCCGACCAGCCCGACCTTGACGCTGAGTCCGCCAAGCTGGGTGACAACGCCGAGGCTCGTATTGAGGCTGTGGCACTGTGGTCGCAAAAGAATGTCCCTACTGAACTGAGTGGTGAGATTATGCGTCTTGGTGAAACTGCCGAGGGTATTGAACTCCTCGAGCATTTCATGGGTGCAATGTCTGACACTTCTGTTAGTGGCGATATTACTGCCCCGACAGTTCTCGACAAGGCTGAGTTGGAGTCTATGATGAAAGACCCGCGCTACTGGGATAACACTCGACGCGATGCAGCTTTTGTCAAGCAAGTTGACGAAGGCTTTTCTAAGCTCTATAAATAAGTAATACACGAGACCCCTCCTAAACACCGTCCCTCTTTCGATTGGGGCGGTGTTTTTTATATTGCTAAAATACATTGTTTCGGGCATTATTCTTTTGTTAGAGGCCCGATGATACGCGGATAGCCCGGAAACGGATAACTAGATGATGCAACGCACGGACAACCATTCCTGACATTGTAACTGAAACTTCTAAACTGGAGAATGAAAATGGCTAATACTATTGATCAAGCCTTCATCACGCAGTTTGAATCTGATGTTCATTTGGCGTATCAGCGTATGGGGTCTAAACTCCGTAACACTGTCCGTCAGGTTAATGGCGTAACGGGTTCTACTGTTAAATTTCAAAAAATTGGTAAAGGTGCTGCTAACACCAAGTCTCGTAACGGCGATGTTACTGGCATGGAAGTCGCACACACCAACGTATCAGCAACGCTGACCGATCACTACGCACCTGAGTATATCGACAAGCTGGACGAACTGAAAACCAACATTGACGAACGTCAAGCTGTTGCTCAGTCGGCTGCTTATGCTCTGGGTCGTAAGACTGACGAGTTGATTGTTGCTGCTCTCGACGCTGGCGCAAACAGCACTCAGATTGCTGACACTTCTGGCGCGCTGGTTAAAGGCGACTTGCTGACCCTGTTTGAAACAATGGGTTCTGCTGACATTCCGGAAGATGGCAACCGCTATCTTGCAATGTCTCCTGCTGGTTACGCTGACCTGTTCAGCATCAACGAGTTCGCATCTAGCGATTTTGTTGGCGACCAAAACCTCCCGTTTGCTGGCGGCATGACAATGAAAGAGTTCTTGGGCTTCAAGATCTTCTCAACGTCTGCTGTTGCTGGCGGTAAGAACTTTGCCTACCATAGCTCTGCTATTGGTCTGGGTGTTGGTTCTGATGTTCAAACCGAAGTGAACTATGTGCCGCAGAAAGTGGCTCACTTGGTCACTGCTCACATGAGCATGGGTGCTATCGGTATCGACGATAACGGCATCTACGAAGTTCTGGACAACAACTAAGTCTGGTAGGGGAGCGGTGGGAAACTGCTGCTCCCCCCTTTCTTGACGAGGTAAGTATGACATCCACAGTAGCTAACAGTGCTATCGACATTTGTTCACGGGCTTTGATCCTTATTGGGGCAGAGCCTATTACTTCGTTTGAAGACAATACAACAGAGGCACTGGTCGCTGTTAATATGTATGAAGACGTAGCGCAAGCTAGTCTCTGCAACACACGCTGGCGTTTTGCTACTGAGCAAGCGCAGCTTAGTCGTTTATCAGATGAGCCGACTGGACGCTTTGATGCGGCCTATCAGCTTCCATCTAACCTTTTGATGCTTAACGCCGTTACTGTAAATGATAACAATACGAACCATACAATCTACGGCGACAAGGTATTTACCAACACCTCAGACCAAGATGAGGTTATTGCTGATTACATCTATCGTGCAGATGAGTCTGATTGGCCTTCCTACTTTACACTTGCTGTCGAGTATTCCCTTGCTGCCATCTTTGCAAGTTCTATTGCTCGGAACGAGGGTCTGACACAGATTATGGAAATCAAGGCAAACAACCTTATGGCAAAAGCCCGTAACCTTGACAGCCAGCAGAACACGACACGCAAACTTACGACTTCGAGGTTTATCACTGAAAGGCTGTCATAATGGCGAAGATTAAGATTCCGCTTCACAGCTTTCAGTTTGGCGAACTTAGCCCATCCTTTACATCCCGTGTGGACGCTGCTGTGTATCAGGCTGGCGCGCAGAAGGTGCGTAACTTTATTATCATCAATGAGGGTGGTGTAAAAAAACGCGCTGGTGGTGAGTTCATCTATCAGTTTAGCGATACTGTAACTCCTGCAAACGAGTTAGAGATTCGCATTGAGCCGTTTATCTTTTCGGATGACGAGCGGTATATCTTTTGCTTCAAGAACAACGCTCTCGACATTTTCTTTATCAACCCGACTACTGGTGAAGTTGATACCACACCTGTCAGCCTGTCTGGCTCTAGCAGTTGCCCGTGGACAACGGCAAAGCTAAAAGAAATTACAATGGCCTCCTCTGGCGATGTAACAATCATCTGCCATGAAACCTTCCCCCCTCGTCTTATTCGCCGGACTGGGTTGAAGACCTTTGTCTCTGAGGTGTTTGAGTTTGAGGATAATGGTAATGATGATTCTCCAACACACCCCTACTACAAATTTCAAAAGGGTGGTGTTACACTAGACCCTGCGGCTACGTCCGGCACGAATGTTCTTGTAACTGCAAGCAGTAGTTACTTTGTATCAGGTCACGTTGGTTCGTATCTGCTAATTGGTAATACGCCTTGTGAGATAAAAACATATGTTAGCGCAACTCAAGTTAGGGTGGACATTACTGGCACGATACTTCGTCGCCTTGCGCCAGATTCTATTGAGGTGTTTGCTGGCACTAGTGCTGTTCAAGTTACTATGCCTCTTCACGGTATGGGTGTTGGTGACGTTTTTGTTATTGATCGCGTGGGGGCTTTGGGAGGTCTTAACGCCTCTCACATGGAGGGAACAAAAACTGTAAGCAAGGTTATTGACCTTAATACATTTGAATACACTGCTGGGTCTAATGCCTCTTCTTCTGCTATCGGTGGCGGTTCTGTTGAAATCTCAAGCGGTGCTGCTACCCCAGAGTGGTATGAGCAGTCTTACTCTGCTGTTCGCGGCTACCCTGCTGCTGTAACATTCCACGAAGGTCGCCTGTGGTTTGCTGGCACAACAGCACAGCCCGGTCATGTTTGGGCTTCCAAGTCTGCCAACTTCTTTAACTTCGACATAGGCACGGGGGCGGACAGTGATGCCATTGATCTTAACTCTAACTTTGGTGAGTTCTCTCATATCCGTCATCTTGTGGTTAATCGTGAC